GGCGATGGAAGCGCCCGCGCCAATGGTGGCGACAGCCGGGTTGGCGTTGGAGACGGCGGTGATGGCCGAGGAAGTGCCGTAGCCGGTTGCGATGGCGATGGTTGCGCCGTTAGGGAGAGAAACTGCCATGTTGATGCCCTTTCAGAAAAGAAAAAGCCGCTCAAGGCGGCGATCGATTTCTGCGAGGCATTCGGACTGCGCTTTTCAGGGCAGGCCGCGAGGCAGTGTTGCGGGTGATGCTGGGTTACTGCTTTTCCAACCACTTTTCCCAGGCCGACAAGCAGCCTTTCAGGAGGCGGATCAGGGTTTGGTGCAGCTCCTTGGTGACTTGACTCATGGATACACGCTATCAATCTTAGTGACTCGAATCGAATACTGATTTCGATCCTCGAGGCCTAGTACACGGCACTCATGCACTGTCAGTTCGACGCGAACCAATCCATTCGCACTGTTCAGGACGCGCTCAAATTCTTTAGCGGCGGCCGCGACATCCTCCATTGAAGACGTCTCATAGTCCGATTGTTTAAAGCCAAACCTGGCCATTTCTTCAGCTTTGTTCATTGCAGCGAGACTCCTTGGAGTGAGGTTGCGGCTACACGATTGTGTCGGCACGATAGGTGCAGGACACAGGGACGACGTAGTGGTCCTCTTCTTGGATCGCTGGCGCCATCGACATTGGCGACAGGAGGAAGATGTTCAGACCGTTGTATTTCATTGGTTGCGAGAGTGGATATGTCAGGTCTAGTGAAGCAGCCAGTCCGACAGCAGGCGCCACGCCAGCTCCGACAGGCATGCACAAGCTCACTTGAAACACACCCATGCGACGGCGATGCTCGCCATTCATAGTCTCGCTCGCGACCGGTGCCGGAATCAGGTAGCAGCGGACGTATCGCCCAGCCGGAGGGGTGAACGGAACGTTCTCCCATGCGATCGGAATCGGCGGTACCTGCGAATCCGCCCATGCCTTGAGCCGTGTCTCGAACGCCGCCCGGACGAGTTGATCGCTCATTTACGACCTTTGCGCCGGGCTTTTGGCTGCGCCCTAGTTGGAGCGACCGGTTTCTGAAGCTCCGGCTCGGCCTCGACAATCTCGATCGCCGGCGCTTCTGGCTTCGGCTCGACCACGAACATGCCGCACAGGTGCGTTGCTGCTTCTTCTGCTGGGGCGGCGGATTCGGGTGCCATATCTATGCGCACCGCGCCATAACGAACCGTATCCGGTGCCTGCTTAGGCTCCGCGTCTTCGAGAAATTGGTAAGTCACACCGGGGCTGATGACGACACGGCGGAAGTCGTCGGCCACGGTCCAATCGGTGACCTCGACCTCATTCAGATAGACGCGGCACGGACGATCGCCGATGTCGTTGAAGTCGCCGGGGATACGGGTTACTCTCATTGGTTCAATGCCTTCTTCACGTATTCGCTGTAGCGCAGCGCGGCAATCCGGAACATCCCACTTGGCGCCTGGATCGAGTAGCCGTTCTGCGTCTTGCCGGTCGGGTTCTTCGGCGGGTTCGGGTACTGGCCGTACTCGACGACTGCCGCATAGGGCAGCGCGTTGGTGATGTAGGTCACGCCGCCGACAGGCAGCGTCGCCGCCTTCTGCGCTTCCTGCAGACCGCGCGCGGCATTCGTACTTTCCGTGACCGTCACGTCTGGAGCGCCGAAGCTGACGTTCATGTTGGCGCGCAGACGGCCGGTATCGACCGGAGCGCCCTTCACCACTGCGGTGAAGACGTCGAGCGTCGACTTGCGCGCCACGGTCTCTAGGTCTAGCTGCACCTTGCGCGCTAGTTCCTCCAGCGGGATGCTCCAGCCGCCGCTCATTTGCGCACCTGTAGCGTCCACAGCACCACCGTTCCAGCCGGCGCAGTCGGCTTCGCGTCGATCACCTGATACACCTTGCCAGCCGCATCGGTCAGCGTGTCGCCCGGCTTCGGATCGACCGTCAGGCCAACTGGTGACACCAACGCGCGCTTGTCGCCGACGCGGATCAGCGTGCCATCGACGAAGCGCTGCGGGTAGGCGAAGATCGCCGCGGTGATCGCATGCGTGGTCGTTGCCGGCGCGGCTTCGCCCGTCGCGGGATCGTAGGCGCCATCCGTGACTGAGCCAAGGGAGCACGCTTGTCCGAACTCGGCCAGCAGCTCGTCCGCGGTGTTGGCGATGTCGGCGTAGTCGAAGCTCATTCCAGCCTCAGTGTGTCGATGCCGTTGCCGCATCCGGAGTCTAGAGTGCAGGCCACTTCAACGGCCTTGCGCGAATTACGGCCTAGGTGCATCGCAGCTAATGCGTAATCGCGTCCCGAGCCCATTGCATAGCACTTATCTTCAATGGTCATCGCGTACGCGGTCGATTCGAAGATGCGGATGCGTGGGCCGGCATCGATGACTAACAGGCGTGCACGGTAGGAATCATTAGCGTCGCGGTTGTCGGGAAAGGAGTCCGGATTAGCACCCGACTGATACCACGTCATCAGAGCTTGCCCTGCGCCGAAGTCGCCAGATACGCCAAGCAACTCGCCTGCGCTGGTGCGTACAATCTTCGTTACGGTCGAGCCATAACCAGCGCTAGACGCACGCTTGTCTGCCGCCAGAACCCGGCCATCCCACGCAATGCAAGTCATCGCTACGCCCTCACCAGCTTTACATTCATGGTCGACCCGGCCAGAAACGGCTCGAGCAGGTCGTCAACGACCTTGTGCCGCTTAGTCGAAGTCGGTTCAAAGTATTCCTTCTCGATCACGTCGACCTTCGTCCGCTTCACAGCCTGCGTCGGGTCGGGGTCGAGCTCGCCTCTAGTCGCTTTTAGCGCCAGGATCGCGCAGGCTTTCTGCACCTCGGCAGGCACGCTATCTTCAGCAACGATGAAGTCCGCTACCTTGACGTCCACGCGCGGCCAGTCGAGACCCTGCGAAGCGGTGACGCGAGCGCCTTTCCAGCGCAGGCGGTAGATCGCCAGCATGTACTCGGTGGCGCGACGTAGATACGCCTCTTTTTGCAGAGTTTCCAACCCTGACCAGCTAGTGTTAGCGCGCTGCTCGTGGTACTGGTCGGCATAGGCAACCGTGCAGTAGCTTTCGGCATCAGGCAGGCCGGCGCCAGTTTCGGTGATCAGGGCCACAGTGGTTCCTTATTCAGCCTTCGCCTTGCGTCCGCGGCGAACGGGTGCTTCTTCTTGCGCTTCCACGGCAGCTTCGGCCTCTGCTACCTCTACGTCGTCCGGCTTGAACCGGATATCGATGATCTGCAGCCCTTGGGCGCGCAGTTCGGCCTTGCGCTCCAGCGTTACCGGATGCGGCTCGTAGGCGATGCCTGTGTATTTACTCATGCACGTCTCCTAAGCGAAAAGGCCGAGCCCCGAAGGACCCGGCCAGTTCATTACTTGGCTTCGTCGCCGATGGCGATGACGCCGGCAGTTGCCTTAATGCTGGTGGCAACCTTGTCCCAGTTCGAACCGGTCGCCAGAGCGGCGTTCGACGGCGACTTACCGCCGTTGGCTTCGTCCCAGGTGTAGCCCTTCAGCGACAGGCCGAACGTGTAGTCCACCTGCATGGTGGTCTCGATACGCTCGTTGCCGTTGGTGGTCTGGATGTTGCTGATCAGGTCGCTGCCGTCGAACACGGTGGCGGCCCCCTCGACCAAGCCCAGCACCTTCTGCTTGTTCGGGGTGCCGGCGGCGTACAGGGACGGAGCATCGGTCACGACGATCGCGCGGCCCAGGACGTCGACCACCTGCACGTTGCGGGCTTCGAACAGCTTCTGTGCGTTAGCCAGGTTCAGGCCGATGAAGCGGTGGTACACCGAGCCGGTCATGATGTTGGCAACGATCTGGCCCGAGGCATCGCCGAACTTGGCGTGAGCACCGTTGACGGCGGCGTAGTCCAGGCCGGCGGAAGCTGACACGTCATTGGTAGCGGCCGACTGGTTGCTGATAGCGGCGACCAGGGCGGCGATGGCGGTGTTCAGCTGGTCAGCCATCAGGGCTTCGGCAAAGTTGCGCGAGGCGACTTCGATGCCTTCGGCGGTCGGCTTGTTCAGCCAGGTCAGCTGCGACGGCTCGAAGCGGATCGGACCGAAGCCACCGGCGATCTTGACAGCCGACATTTTCAGCTGGGTCAGGTCGGTCGGGGTAGCGGCGCTGTTAGTGCCGTAGCGGTTCACACGGCGCTGTGCCGAGTGGATCGCGGCGAAGAACGACTCCTGCAGGAAGTCGCCGTCGAAGCCTTCGGTGGTCAGGCGGATCGAGCCATTGGAGGCCTGGTTGAACTTGTCGACCATCTGGGCCAGCGTCTCGATGGTCGCCGGCATGATGTACTGATTGAATACTTGCATCTGGGAGAGGGACATGATGATTCCTTATCGCAAAGTGTTGTCTACGTGGGATTGATTGAGGCATCCACCTCAGCGCGCCGCCCTCATCCGAGATAGCTGGCAATACTCACCCCGAGTGGGGCTGAATTCAGTTCTTGGGCAGATCGGGGAAACGCGCAGCGATTGCCTGGGCGCGCTCTTTACGGTCGCCGCCGAAGTTGCCCTTCGGGAGACCGCCACCACCACCGCCACCGCTTCCTGCGCCACCGCCCGAAGCGCCAGAGCCGCGCAGGATGCTGTCCTTGTGCGGATACATGTCGACCAGCACATCCAGTGCCTCGTCGAAGTCGGCGAGCTCACCTGGGCGGGAGCGCGAATAAATCTTGTTGTTCTGGCTGTCGTATGCGACGACCTTGCCGTCTTCGATCTTGAAGGCATTGCCAAAGCGCGCCTGCACCAGGTCGGCGGGGATAGCCAGCTTGGCCTTGTCGCCCACGATCAGGGGAGAACGGGCAAAAGCCCCGCCGATTTTCTCGGCGTACAGCTGCTGCTCCAGAGCTTGCGCCTTGGTGGTCGCCTGGTCGAGCTGGGTCTGGAATGCCTTGGTGATCTCCGCCTTGACGGTCTCCACCTCACCGGCGTCGATCAGCTTCTTGGCGTCCAGGTTCTTGACGGTATCTAGGGCTTTGCGTGCGGCGACCGGATCCTCGATGCCTTCGAACGGCTTGTACTTGCTCTCGGCAGCTTCTGCGCGGACTCGGTGATCGCGTGCTTCGGCGTTCAGGCGGCTGATGGTCTGCACGGTGCCAGCAGCATCGAATGCCACTTCCTTGCCGTCGTCATGCACGTACACCGGTTTTCCGTCCTGCACGACCACATGGCCGTTCTCGTCAAGTTTCAGTTTCATCGTTCGCTTTCTGGTCATCCGACCAATGTGCGGGCATCCGCCCAGAGCGCCGCATTGCATCCGCGCTGCGGCCAAAGAAAAAGCCACCTGGGTTGCCCGAGGTGGCTTTGGTATTGGATCTTGATACTTATGCGAGCACTACACGCTCACCCTTCATAAAGCACGACGCGCACACATGCACCGTCGTCCCACCTGTCACCTTCCCGTCACGCAACAGCGCGCCAGTCGTCAGCGGCAGCACTTCACGCGAACCACAGCGCGGGCACTGGATCATGTTCGCCGGCTTGCGCAGCTTCTTGATGCGGTCGATGACGCGCTGCTCCCGGGTATCGGGAGGCGGGGTGCCTTCGA